CGCCAATACCGAAGATCCCGGCCATGAACTGGTCGATCTGTGGAACGGCCACAACGTCATGCTGATCGCGGGCGGGTCGATCGTTCAAGCGCCAAAGGAAATTGCGTCGGCGAAGACCGCCGCGCCAATGGCGAATAGCGAGTAGCGCCGCTCCCGCTCGCCATTCGCCACTCGCCATTCGCCTCTCCACTCCGGAGTCCCCGCCATGTCCGACTCGCCCATCTCGTTCAACAACATCCCCTCCAACCTGGTCGGGCCGATCTTCACCTTCGAGGTCAATTCCGGCGGCCAGTATGAGGCGATCGACCGCTTCATCATCATCGGCCACAAGACGGCGGCCGGGTCGATGGCGCTCAATCAGGCGATTCCGGTCGCCAGCCAGAACCAGGTCGACGCCTATGCCGGGGCGGGCTCGCACCTGCGCGAGATGTATCGCATCGCGGCGCAGAACGCGCCGGCGACGCCGTTCTGGATCATGGCGATCGACGACGCCTCTCTGACCGCCGCCGTATGGTCGCTGACGATCGGCGCGCTGCCGAGCGGCGCCGGCGTCGGCGTATTCGAACTCTGCGGCGAGAAGATCCAGATCGGGATCAGCGCAACCGACACGCCGACCACGGTCGCCGCCGCGGTCGCCGCCGCGATCAACGCCTACTGGAATCCGTTGACCGGGGCGATGCTGCCGGTCACGGCGACGTCGGCGCTGGCGGTCGTCACCATCACGGCGCGCAACAAGGGCGCGATCTTCAACGAGACCGACGTCTATGTCGACCCGCTGATCCAGGGCAACATCTTCGCTGCGACCGGCGTGTGGACGCTGACCCAGACGACGCCCGGCGCCGGCACGCCGACCGGCGTCGCGGCGGCGCTCGCCGCGCTCGGCGACGATCCGGCCGATTTCGTCGTCTGCCCGTGGTCGGACACGACTTCGCTCGGCTCGTATACGGCCTGGGGCTCGGACGTTTCGGGCCGTTGGGCGTGGAGCCGCCAGGCCTACGGCCATGTCTGGTGCGCCGACGTCGGCGCGTTCTCGGCGCTGACGACGCTCGGCCTGACGCTGAACGATCGCCATACGACGGTCATCGGCTGCATCGCGCCCGGCGCCGCCGGCACGCCTCACAGCTCCTATCTGTGGGCCGCCGGCTTCGCCGCCCGCGTCTCGCCGTGGCTGATGGATTGCACCACCGGCAACGTGTCGCGCAACCAGACCGGGCTGGTCGTGCAAGGCCTCAAACCGCCGCGCGACCGCTCGGTGTGGCCGAACTACTCCGGTCGCAACACCCTGGTCTCGTCGGGGATCTCGACGTGGAAGGTCGGCGCCGACGGCTCGGTGCAAGTCGACAAGATCGTCACCACCTATCGCACCGGCTCGTCCGGGCAGCCCGACGCGGTGTTCCAAGACATCCAGGCCGTGTATCAGGTTTCGGGCGGCCTGAGCTTCATCCGCGCCGGCCTCGCCACGCAATTCGGCCAGAAGGCGATCGCGCCCTCCAACCCCGGCAATCTCGGCGCGATCGTGACGCCGGCCGACATCAAGGGCGGCTTCATCTCGCTCTATTCGCAGCTGTGCGACCGGGGCGTGTACGCCGACAAGGAAACCTACGCCAAACTGCTCAGCGTCAAGCAGAATGCTGACAATAAACGCCGCGTTGACGCCTTCTGTCCGCTCGAGCGCGTCAACCCGCTCGACGTCCTCGCCGCCAATGCGGTGGTCTATCAGAAGTTCCCGCAAGCGGCGTAGGCGGCCGCCGCGCGGCCGGCGAATGGCGCATAGCGAATAGCGAGTGGGGCAGGGGCGCAGCGGCGAACTTCCGTCGCTATTCGCCGCTCGCCATTCGCCCCCTTCCCACACAGGAGCTCTCCCATGGCCGATTTCGGCGGAATCATGCGCTTCACCTTCGACGCGACGCCGATGAAGATCCGCGCGCGCGTCACGATCGAGCCGACCAACGGCAAGTTCGACGCCGAGGACAACCAGGACGGTTCGTTCGATCGTTACTACCAGCCGATGGGGCCGAAGTTCGACCTCGAATTCGTCGACTCGGTCGACGGGGTCAAGGCGACGTCGCTGCCGTGGGATTCGATCATGAAGGGCGGCCCGTACAATTGCTCGCTGATCGAGGATTCGAACGGCATCCTGCACACCTTCACCGGCTCCAAATTCCTCGGACGTCCGAAGATCGACCGGCTCAAGGGGCTCGTCTCCGACATCACCGGGCAATGCGCGGTCGGCGGCTATCAGCAGACGAACACGTAAGGGCGTCGCGACCCGCTCAGGGCGCCGCGCCGCGCGGCGCGAGGACGTAAATGGCGATGATCGCGATCAGGATGGCGAAAGCCGCAGCGCTGGTCGGCAAGCGCTGGCACCGCGCGCCGCAATGAGGACATGCGCGGGCCGAAGTCGCGAGCGGCTCCCCGCATTGACGGCATGGACGAAGCGTCATTGATCGCGCCTTTTCCCAATCAGGCACGGTAATTTTACCACCGCGTGTGGCCGTTTGCAAAGCCGGGCGCGGGCGGGGAACGAGGAGTTTTCAGATGGCGAGTCAGCGCATCCCGCTCACCGAGCCGGTCGAGTGGTTTGGTCAGCGCGTCACCGCGCTGTTTCTGCGCGCGCCGGGAGCGGGCCACCTGACGCGGCTCGGCGAACCGCGCATGCTGGTGGCGCATCCGCAGACCGGGGCGCGCTACTTCGTCGATCGGGACGACGTGATCCCGGTCTATTTCGACGAACTGCTGTCGATCGACGGCACCAACCCGGTTGACGGCGGCGCTGCGGGGCTGCTGACCAAGGTCAATCTTGAAGACGGGATCGCACTGCGCGACGCGCTGTTCGATTTTTTTTCGGACGCTCGGGAAGCGCTCTTCAAGAGAAAGCAGACTTCCTCGTCTTCGACCTGAAGGTCGCCAGCCTCGACGTCGTCGACGCTTGGACCTTCGACGAACTCGAGCGCCAATTCGAGCGGGCGATGGCTTGGGCCGAGCGGCGTAGGAAGCGCACATCATGACCGTTCTGGAATCGCGACTTGTCATCAAAGGCGTCGACGAGTCGGGCCCGGCGTTCGCCTCCGCCGAGGCGCGCGTCAATCGTTTGGGCAAGGCGGTCGCCGGGGTTTCGCGCGCCGTCGGCGCGACGGGCGGCGCGGTCGCCAGCGCTTCGTCGGCGGCGCAGGCGGCGCGCAACGCCGGTTTCGGCCTCGGCGCGGTCGCCTCCGCCGCGAGCATGGCGGCGAACTACGCTTTGATCGGCGGCGGCGCGATCGCCGTGCACGCGGCGGTCAAGGCGGTCGGCGCGCGGCAGCACGAAATGGTTCGCATGGCCGTCGCCGGCATGCGTCCGGAAGAGATCGCCGAGGCGACGGCCGCCGCCGCCAAGCTGACGCAAGAATTTCCCGCGGTCGATCAGACCGAAATGCTGCATATGCTGCGCAACGCGCGCTCGATCGTCGGCAATTACAAGGAAGCCGCCGAGATCGCCGAGCCGCTGACCAAGCTGCGCGTGCTGGCGCAGCTGGCGCGACCGGGCGAGGACGTCAGCGAGGACTTCGACCAGCTCATCAAGGGCCTCGAAATCAAAGGGGTGACGCAGAACCCGAAGCAGTTCCGCGAGTACATGGAAGGCATCGCCAAGGGCATCAACGTCTTCGGCGACACGCTGAAACCCTACCAGTATTACGAGATGTTCAAGTACGGCCGCCAGGCGACGTCTGGCTTGTCGGAGAAGTTCATCCTCGGCACCGCGCCGACGCTGGCGCAGGAACTCGGCGGCTCGTCCTATGGCCGCGCGGTCAGCGCCTTCAACGCCGCGATCGTCGGCGGCGTGCTGAAGACTAAGGCGGTCGACGAATTCTATCGCCTCGGGCTGCTCGGGGCGGGCGACGTCAAGAGCCTGAGGAGCGGCAACAAGCAGATTCTCGCCGGCCACAGCGTCAAGGGCTGGCGCGAGGCGCAGGAAGATCCCAACGCCTGGGTGCGCGACTATCTCGTGCCGGCGCTCGACAAGCTCGGGATCAAAGACCGCGCCGACGTGATGAAAGAGGTCTCGACCCTCTTTCAAAACCAGATGGCGGGCCAGATGGTCTCGCTGCTGGCGACGCAGCAGTCGCGCATCGACAAGGATCTGGCGTTGCTCGGCAACGCGCCGGGCCTGGCGGCCGCCGACCGGGCGATGCGCGAAGACCCGAGCCTGGCGTGGCAAGGGCTGAAAGCGTCGATCGAGGCGCTGACCGGGACGCTCGGCCAAGCGCTGCAAATTGCCAGCGCCATGACCGACGCCGCCCAGTCGATTGCGCGCTTGAACACGTGGCTGGGCGAGTCGCAAGCGCAAAAGCAACGCGACGCCTCCTTGGCGGCCGACCGAGCCAATAGCCATCTCAACCGGTTGGCTTGGGGCGTCGACACGCCGGACTTCGGCCGCGCCGCCGACGTCGCGGTGCGCAAGACGGTCGACGAAGACTACAAGAACAAGGTCATCGGCTGGACGTCGCGCGCCGATGAATTGACCAGGAGAATCAGCCTCGACACCGGGTACATCGCTTTTGGAACGGGCGACGACCCGGCGGTGCAGCGCGCCTACGCCGACCGCGACGCCGCGCGCGCCGAACTCGAGCGCGTGCGCGCCGAGGCGACGCAGGGCACCGCGCGCTGGCGCGGCTCGGTCGAACTGCGCGGCGAGGAGGACTATCAATACGATCTCGACCGCCATCGCGCCGCCAGCGCTGCGGTGAGGAGTCCCCAGGACGCCGCCGACGCGGCCTACACCGTCAGTTCGATCGACGCCCATATCGCCGCGGCGACGCGGGCGGCCGAAGAGGCGGTGTTCGGCAAGGTGCAGGTGCAGCTCGATCCGAACTCGAAGGCCGACGTCAACGTCAAGGTCCAGGTCGACGCGACCGAGAAGCTGCTGCAAGCGATCGCCACCGTTCAGGCGAGCGCCGAGGGCGCGTTGGCGGTGCACGTCGGCCGGATGGACACTGACGCCGCGCCGCGCCGCTACAACAGGGCTCACTGATGCGCGATTGGATGGCGACGCTGTGGCCGGCGTCCTACAAGGGCGTCCCCTTCTGGGTCGAGCGCGACCATGCCGACACGGGTCGGCGCGTCTCGTCGAGCGAGTTTGCCGGCGCGGACGAGCCGTTCAATGAGGATCTGGGTCGCAAGGCGCGCACGATCGAGATCACCGGCTATCTGATCGGCGACTCCGCCGATGACGAAATCGCGGCGCTCGAGGCGGCTTGCGGCGACGGGTCGGACGCCGGCGTCCTGATCATGCCGGCGCAGGGGCCGATTACGGCCCGCTGCGAAAGACTCAAGCGCGATCGCCTGCGCGACAAGATGGGCCGCTTCGGCTTCGAGGCGAAGTTCATCCGCGAAGGCGTCTCCTCGCCGCTGCAGCCGGCCGAATTCCTCGCCCAACTCGCCTTCGACGCCGTCGAGGCGCTCGCCGCTGCGGCGGCGAGCCTGACGGCGCAGATCGGGCTCTAGCGATGGCGCTGGAGCAGGTCGTCGTCCACGCCGCTGGCGGCGACGTTGCGACGTTCAAGAAGATCGCGATCGGCGCCGGCGTCAAGGATGCGGCGCGGACGTTGTCGATCACCTTCGACGACGTGCTCGGCGCGCCGCTGGCGCCGACGATCTTTCCGCTCGGCTCGCCGATCTCGGCGACTGCCAGCGGCGACCTCGTCTTCACCGGTTATATTGACAGGCGGGAGCCGAAATTCGAGGACAAGAGCTACGTCTGCATCGTCACGGGGCGCAGCAAAGGCCAGGACGCCGTCGATTGCAGCGTCGACCATACCAAGCCGGACTATGTCAACGCCGACGTGCTGGCGGTGGCGAAGGATCAGGACGCCTTCGGCGTCGGCTTCGCCGCCGATTTCACGCCTGACGGTTTCGACCGCTGGCGACCGAACCCTGGCCAGACGTTGTGGGAAGCGCTGGCTCCGCTGTGCGAGGAAGAGGGCGCGACGATGGCCGGCCAGGCGGACGGGTCGATCAAGATTACCCGCGCCGGCGAAAGCGCCCAGGCGCAGGCGAGCGCGCTCGTCGAAGGTATGGCGGGGCTTGGCGGAATTTGGAAGGCGGGGGGCGCATTCGACGTTTCCGCTCAGCACTCAGTCGTCAACGTACACGGCCAAGCCTACAAGGGCTCTGGGGCGCAGGCGATCGCCATTCACGCCGTCGCCAACAACGCCAACGTGACGCGCTATCGGCCGCTGCATCATCACCATGACCGTCACACCGACCGGGCGCGCCTTCTGCGCCGCGCGAAGCGGCGGCGCGACAAGGAGCAAGGCGAAGGCGTGCGCGCCAACGTGCATGTGCGCGGCTGGCGGGACGCCAAGGGCATGCTGTGGACTCCCGGCAACAAGGCCTACACCGTTTCGCCGTCGCTCTA